CAAGCGCGGCGACTTTGGATGGTCACAGAATACCGATCATGGTAGGGATCACGGCGAGCACATCAACGAATCCGTCCAATACGATCTCAATCGCCAACACCAGCTTCTCGGCTGGTCTCTACACGCAGGATTACAGCGTTGCGATTCAGCCCCATGTTTCAACGTCCACCGCGATCGTCTACTTCACATTGCTCCCGAACGTCAGCACACTTGCCTGCCAGCAGCTTTTGGTAGGCGAAACGCTGTGGATACAAATATACGATCTCGACTTCCCCATGTCGGACACCGATCCGATGCGCTACGGGAATAACCTGTCACTCACCAACACGGGCTCGCGCTTCTGCTATCGAATGCACGGCACATCACTCGGAACTTGCATGGCGGATGGTTCTGGCGCCATTGCGATCCTCGACGACACCGCTGCCTCAACGCTGAATCTCATCTTCAACGACCCCGTGACAGGCTATAGCGCCCTCGATGTAGACTCTGGGCAAGGTGCCATGGCTCGCCTCTTGAGCGATCTGGCAAAATGGCTTTTCGCGCCATCGCAAACAACGGTGCTCAACTACAACACCGCGCGCAATGATCTCCAAACGAGAATCCCATGGGGGTGGTTTGCAGAGGCTTCCTCAACATTTTCGTCTCTCGATGATGCAGCAGACACGACGACTTCCAGCGTTCTAACAATGACCGTGAACGACGGCAGCGCGACGCGCACGGCGGCGATATTTGATCCCACTGGCATCAAAAACTTCATCCCCGCGACCGTGACAAGCACGATAAAAAACCTCATCGGGGTTGGCTTCTGGGCGTTATTTTTCACCTTTCTATTCATGCTCGCCACCGGTCACCACTCTGAACACGACTATGATAACTGACCTCTTTTTGTACATGTGGACGGGTCTTATTTTCGTCCTCTCACAGCTCCTACCCATCGCCAGCATTGATCCCCGCGCCGAGGGTTGGGTCGGCTTCTTTCACAGCGGAGTCCAGTACCTCGGTTGGATCATACCGTTCGATCAACTTTTTATCATCATCGGTCTCACCCTCTCCATCCTTGGGTTCCTGCTCGCGTACTACATAGGGATTATGCTTTTCAAGCTGTTCCGTGGGTGAAATGTGCACCGGCGTGCGCGCGTAAGGATCAGCGATCTTCTGGATGTCTTCATCGCTTAACTTGGCCTTCGAGAGCATGATCGGTTTGTATGAATCGTAGGCGCTGTAGACTTTTCTGCTGATCCAAATCCACTTTTTAGCCAGCTTCGGCGGCTTCTTGTGTTTCAGCTCCTCCTCGATTCCGGCGACTTTCACGGCGCGGTGTAGGCCGATTCGTGACACGCCGGTGTCGGCGTCTCGGAACATTGCGGTGTGCTTCCAGCAGAAGTCTGTGTTGCGCCGGATGAATGAGTCCATGTAGAGCCAATGCTGGGCTGACCAGTGGATCACGATGTTGTATTTCCGGCTTTGGGTGACGATGTGCTTCGTCACCTCGTCCATCGTGAACCACTCCTTTGCGCTGTGGTCTTGATGCCACTCATCGAAAAATACGTCGCAGTCGTGCATCATCAGCATCTCGCGCTCATCAACGAGCGGGTACGCCCCCTCGATCTCGTGACGCGAAAACACGATCTTGTTGCGCTGGATGAGAGACAACGCCACTTGGGTCATGTGGTACGTCTTTCCGCTTCCAGCGAGACCGGTATATGCGATGATCATTTTGTGAGACCGGCAACAATTAAGCCCAGAGACTCATCAAACGCTAGTCTGGGTTCGCTCTCGTAAGGTTCGTCCATACTTATAGGCTGTTCTACAGGGCGTGATTTGTCCACAGGTAGAAGCAATATCTTCGCCGCGCTCCTCCGCGCGCGTCTCTCCCTTCGGCGGTATGAACGTCGCAGCGCCATTATTCCCCGTCCCATCCACCGTCGGAATCGCATGTTTCATTTTTTATAGTTTGCCCCTCTAAAATGGCACTTTTTCCTATTCATGCAGCGCCAGTGGCAACCACTAAAGAGCACCAGATATTTTTCGTATTTCCGCGCTCTGCAATAGCCACACTGATGCCGCCTTTGCTTGGCTTTCATACCAAAAGACATTGTACACTTCCCAAATCAAATGTCAAGGGATACTATTTCTCTCACGCCCCCGCAGGCGTTAATCGCGCAGGAACCCTGAAGCCTGTCCAAACAGGGGTTGTCAACCTTCAGGATCACCAAATCTGGGCAACGAGAGCGTAGTAGATCGCTTCACCCCCCCCGCGTCCCAGTCTCTTCCGGTGCACCCAAGCCGCCCAACGGCGGCGTGGTGCAGGTTCCCTCGATCCGAAGGGAAAATGAAAACGCCCCCGCGACCGGAGGCGCATCACACCTGACATGGATGAACAGGTTACCCGCACCAGCGAGCGTACCGGAAGGGAGGGGGGGTGTCAAATCCACATGTTAAAAAAACTTGTCATTAACCTGTTTTCCATACTCGGCATCGCCGGTGCGCTTGTTTTTATCGGGCTATTCAAGCTATGCGACCATCTCGACGAGCCTACGCACTCCTAGGGGCGTTTGCGTGCCTTCTGATCGCGCTTCCAGCACGAGCTGACACATACGCGGAGGCGCCTTCCGGCGATGCACCGATGCAGGACAGTACGCCCGACACCAACTTTGGCACCGCGACTGATTATTGTGGTCAAATTGGTGGGAACCGGTGGCACGCTTTTCTGACGTTCGATCTCTCATCCATCCCGTCGGGTTCTACCATATCGAGCGCCACGCTCAAACTGACGCCGGTGGAAGGTCAAACGAACAGCGTCATCAACTTCTATTCTCTCTTGAAGTACGCGACGGAAGATGGTGAGACGTGGAACAAATACGACGGCACGAACGCTTGGGCGACTGCTGGTGGCGGCAGTGGTACCGACTACGACGCCGACTTAATCGGTACGGTCACGCTCGACGGCAGCGGCAGCTATACATTCGCCATCGCCACCTCGACGATCTCTGCATGGGTCAACGGCACAAAAACGAATGATGGAATCTTTTGCAAGGCCGCTGATGAAGGGAGCACCAACTACATAGCCGCAGGCAGCAGAGAGCACGCGACGCCGAGCAGCCGACCACTGCTCACCGTTGAATACACCGTCAGCAGCTCAACACCTCCTACCACACCAACCTCAACCACCCAGATCGTCGTAGTCGAGTCGGCATCCGGTCTCATCACGGTGTTCCTCCTTTCGTTCATGTGCTTCGTGCTTGTATGGAAACGCTGATGTTCCAGATACTGTTTCAATGCGTCTGGAAGTGGATGGTGTTTTTTCTTTCTCTCGTGATCGTGACGATGCTCTGGTACCTCTTGCGTGATAACATTCGGCGATGAATTACCCTGACGTTGCAGCGTGCCTCGTGTACGCGATGATCGGCGGTCTGGCCATTGGCTGGATCGTGATGATGTTCCGATCAGCATACCGTAGGGGAAAGGCGCTCTAGCGTTGAAAGGGGGTGACATGACATGAACACAATGACGACTCGCGCGAAGCTGCTCTTGGGGTCAGTGGCCTCAACGGTAGGCATCTTCGCGCTCACGATGGCGTGTAAAGCAGAAACGGACTTTGCGGCCTCCACCACCGCCGCCATCACGTCCGCGCGCGATGCGGTGACCACACCGTTTTTCGCAAACATCGGACTAATTGTGATTGCAGTAGCTTCAATCACCATCGTCCTTTGGGGCATCCATTGGTTCCTCGGTCTATTCCGAGGGAAGCGCCGGTAGGGTGCCGTGCGCTCAACTGGCCAATGAGCGCATCCACCTGTGGCACTTACTACATTGCGAAACGTCCTAGCGCAATATAGAGCCTTGCTATTCGCCGTGTTCATTCTCGGCGGGTGTCTTTTCGTCGCAGCTCCTTCCCATGCAGCGTCGGCGACTCTCGTAGCGACCAGCACCGTGGTGAGCCTAGAAGCGATCAACTGGGGCAACTGGGACAACAGCGGGAACATAGACACGATCTACTATTCATTCACTGCCACTTCGACCATCCGCATCTGTGCAGTGGTCGTGCCTGTTTCAAGAG